TTACTTGTCTTCCAGTCTACTACTACTAGATCATCACCCATCTTACCAATTGAGTCAATTGTACCACCCACTTGCATCTCTTCATTAACAAGTACAAGTTCATTACGTAATGACTTAAACTTTACTTTCTCATACCACTGCAAATACCCTGCAAACGCTTTCATTGCAGCTTTTTCCTGGTTATAGCTATAGTCTTTTGTATCCACATCAAAACCTTGCTGATGGCCCTCAATAAGTAAATGAAGTAGTGTGCCTATATCGCCTGCCTCATTTAAAACCTTATCACTATCCTGACCACCAAGCATCATACGCTTTGTCCAAGCAAGTAGTGCATTCTTATTCCAACCTAAATGCTGACTAATAATAGTCGTTACACTTGGTACGCGCTTGCCCTTTTCATTGATATACTTTGTTCCGTGTAAACTAAATTTGCTCATTGATGCTCCTTATCTTTGTTGCTACTAACTCTATTACTGGCACGCTGACTGCGTTACCACACATTTTATATCTTTGCGTATCGGAAATTTTTTGATCGCCTGCGTAAGCGGTCCAATCATCAGGAAAACCCTGCAAGCGCTCACATTCTTTTGGTGTAAGTCTGCGCACTTTGTTGTCTAAATGGTATAATCCAGTCTTAGCGCCCATACCACCGCCCTCACTATTTAGTGTAGATGAGATGCCATTTGTGTCATAGACTCTACCCCATATAGAATTGTGTCCTTTTTTATCTACATTGCCTACTTGAATCAACGTTTCTCCGCCTGAATGTGCGCCTCTCATTAGGTTTTGGGTAATTGTGGTTGAATATTGACGCGAAGCCTGCCTCGTTTTTCGGCTCTTTTGTAATAAGCTATCGCTTTCTCCGATAGGAAATACTTTTGATCTACTTCCTCTTCCAATATGTCCGACAATATATATCCGCTCTCGATTTTGGGGTAAAAGCCACTTAGTATTAAGCAATTGGCACTCAACGGTATAACCAAGGTCGGTAAGAACTTTGTATATTGTCGAAAACGTGCGTCCATTGTCGTGACCAAGCAAGCCTTTAACATTTTCGAGTACAAAATAATTGATTGGCTTTCCACTTTCTTTGTAATGTCGCAAAATCCGTGCAATGTCAAAAAAGAGAGTACCTCGGGTATCGTCAAAACCTCTGCGTTTTCCGGCAATACTAAAAGCTTGGCACGGAAATCCTCCACAAAGGATGTCAATGTTACTTGGCAAGTCTCTTCTTGGCTGAATAGCGGTAATGTCTCCGAGTGCTTTGGCATCAGGAAATCTTTCTTGGTACACCATTGCAGCATACTTGTCTATTTCTGAATAACCTACCCATTCAAACTCATATCCTGCTTGCTCGAATCCCTTGTGAAATCCACCAATTCCACTAAATAAATCAAGCATACGCATCTTACTTGCATGTCTCGCATATTACTTTTTCTTTACCATAAGATGGTATTTGGCCTTTTTTGTAAAACATATACTTTGTGTTATAGTTACCCATATTGACTCGCTCATACGTTCTTTCGCATGCTGGGCAATACTTAATAAGCTTATCTACTACTAGCTTACGCCCACGCGTTTCTTTGTTCTTAAGTATGCGACCACCAAAACGGTCATTATCTTCTTTTTTATTTAATATCCACTGCATTTTGTACCTCTCTTGTTATTTTCTCAGTTAAATCAAATTCTTTCTTGCCAACCTTATGACACGCAAAATGCACTTCAGGGTTTTTGCGATGTTTCATAAGGTTTTGTATCTTCTCTACTAAATCTTTATAGCGCAGTGCCGTGACTATCTGATCACTTCTTTCGTGATTGTCTGTGTCAAATGACACACTTCCTGCATAATGTTCTAATATCATTAACTAAACTCCGGATATCTTTCGTATTGGTAGAACCATATACGCTTATGTGTTTGATTATTTTTTGCGGTAGTTAAGGCAAGGCTTAACATCTTCTCATTATTATAAGGCACGAATGCACACTTATCTTGTGGCACGTAGTACACTGCTATTACATCTACCCTACCACTATCTACATATTTAACGCAGCGAACTTGTATTGCTGTATCTGTAGTAGGCTTTGTAATTGTCTTTACTTGTACTCGCTGAAATGAATTATTTTTTAGTTCTACAATTAAATCTACATGGTCTACATCGACTTCAGGTATATACACCTTATATCCTTGTTTTATTAATTCTATGCGCACAGCTAATTCGCCAATTGTTCCAACGTTTTGACTATGCAACTTTCCACACCCTCAATTGAGAGCGTTCCATATGGTAGTGTTCACCATAACCATTATCAGATAAATTGCTCGGATTAATTAATTCTACGGACCATACCCAACCTTGTATCTCATAACGTGGCATTGTTCCGCTAACAAGCACGTACATATCGCAATCATCTGCCTTGCGCCATTTTTTAGCAATAAGATATCCTGCTTGATGTCTAGTTGTCTTTACATCAATGCGTACATCTTTACCATCATTACCGCGCATCTTAAGATCAAAACCGCGCCTATGTGGTCCAATACTAAAATCGGGGTAAGCGTTAATTACGCGAGCAATGGCTAACTCGCCAGCAAACCCATTGATGTCGTTATCAGGATTTGCTACTTTTGCTGAGTTCGTTCCATTTGCGAGGTTCTGTTGATTCCGCTTCGTTCCAACTACTTTCGCTAGACTCTGTTCCACTTCGTTCAGTGTTACTATCATGGTTTGTACCTTTGGTTGTCTTCTGTTCGTGGTGTAATGATGCATAAAGAATTGCATAATTCATTATGTCCTGACAACGTGAGCGCACTGTTTCATCGCTTACTTGCTTGCCAGTCTTAGCATCATTACAGATAGCATCTACATGTTTTAACACGTATACCATCATGGCTTGTTGTGGTGTTATGCCTAAACGGTCCGCAACGTGTTTAAAGTTGTAGTGCTTATCTTCATTAGATATTGTGTATTCAATAGACTTAGAGTCGCTGATGTCTAATGCCTCATCAACAAACTTGTCTCTATACTCTGTAAATTCTTTATAAGTCATCTGTCACGCCCTCACTCATGCCTTTTGGATTCTCAATTTGTCTCATTACTTTATCCATTATATCAGTCATTATCTTAAAGCGTGAAGTTTCACTGGCAAGGTTTGGTTGCTTGCTAGCATATTCTTCTAGTGTATCAACAATAGCCTTGCCAACTATTGCAATCATTTTTTGTTTAGCTGTCATACTATTTACTCTCTATTATTTTCCGGCATCAGGCAGCTTACCGCCTACGCCAACCTGGGTATTAATTATTAAGCCTTTCGATGCCGGAGTTTCGTCCGAGGATGGTTTCGCCAACCTATCAGTCAGTCGTTTCAACTTCTTAACTGTATCCTCGGATTTAATGTCTTTATTTATCGCGAAGCACATAGTTTATTATTCTACGGTTACTAATTGGGTTAGCAATAAATTTATATTTATTATACAATGTTATATCATACTTCATTAAGTCAGAATCCTTATTGTAATTAATTCGTTTTGGGTGTCCTAATGGGTAAGGCATTATCTTTTATTGCTTTCCTTGTATTTAATATGTGCAGCTTTCATTGTTCTGTTTTTTTGCAAGCGCTTTAACCTTGCTTTGCGCCTTATAAGTTTTGCTAGTTTATACTTGGTCATTTCAAAACCTCTTTAAACATTTCTTCGCTCATTATAAATACCCACTTGCCGCGATCCTGACGCACAGCAACAAGGTTAGCATTTTTAAATTCTAAATAGCTTGCTATCTTTTTGCGCCGTTTAACTTGCACATGTAGCTCTAAATCGTCACGCTTTGCCTTAATATCTATATCACTGGCAAGACCAAATGCGCGTCCATCACTTCCCCAAGAGCGTTCGGCATCGAAGCCGAGGTCAGAGAGTAGTTCTTTAACCTCAACTTCGCCACGATAGCCTTTTTTAGCTACGTTCAAAAGGGCAACTCTTCTTCTTTGTCATCTTGCGCTTTCTCTTCACCGGGTTCTAGCGGAGATCCATTGGTGAAAAGATTATCCGCATTATAGCGATCTTTCATAGTAGACCACTGCTTGACAACATCTGCATCAAGTGCCTTTTTTGGGTTTGGAACGACTGTATATTGAGTCTCTAAGTCCTGACCACTACGTGTAATAGTGATGTCGTATTCTTGCACCTCGCCCCATTCTTTATTATCAGATAATGCTTTTATCTGATTTAGGATAGTCTTTTGTTTTATTTCTAAAAACTTTACTTCATTATTAATAGCAATAGTAAGAAACCAAAAGTACTTTGCATCTTTAACGCCAGTGTCAATATCACCCGGCTTTTGCACGCGTTTTGGTTTATTCTCATTTTCAGGCCACCATACATAACCCGGTATCGGGGTTGTAAGTATGCGCATTCTATTCTCACCTTGCTCCAACTTTTTCATAAACAGACCGCCGGTTTCACTTGACGGTATATCTAGTCCACTTAAGCTATTAGACATATTGTGTTTCCTTATTTTCATTATCGATTAATGTGATCTTGTAATCACTTCTTTGTATTAACCCAATGATTTGCGTTAATATTTCTTTATCTAAAGTTTCATAAACCTTAATACCAATAGATGCGTCTTCAGGCTCATATGTATCATTATTTATTTTATATATGTTTAATAAGGCGCGTATTCTTCGTGCTATAGTGACTTGCTCAGAATCTTGCGGTATGTGGACTCGAAAGATCATGGGGCGGTATGAGGATTCAATTGAGAGGTTAGAATCACAACATGACGTTGTTCACAAGAAGAGAACCGCCCCACTTTATTCATTCCAGTTAATACTTTCTTCATTAACACCAAGAACCATTGCTATGTTTTCTTTATGTCTATATTGAAAGGTTCTCTCACCTTTCATCATCATTGTAAGCAGTGCAGGACTGATACCTACAAGCCTGCATAATTTACGTTGTGATAATCCAGTTTTACGTAATAAACTGCGAAAACGAAATGTGGTATGTGTTTGTTCCATAAACGTTAACAAAACTTAATGTGAACACTTTTTTATTTGCAAGTATTATTTTGTATTTTGTTCACAAATGTGTATATTAAAATATAATTGAGAGGATAATATGGCAAGTTTAAACACATTTCGTAATTCATTTAAAGTATCATATCGCGATCCACGTGACACTAAAAGAAAGCAACGTTACTTTAAAACAAAAGAAGAAGCAATTATTGTATTAGGACACTGGCAGCAAGTAGAATTGTATGCTAAAAACAATATGAACTGGCGTGCATTATTGTATAATGAAACACCACAAAAAACATTAGATGAAATATTTACTGCTTTTACTAATAATGTATTAAGCACATTAATTAATGTTGATACAATTGCTAAATATAATGTTGTTATAAATAGTTGTAAGAAAGTTTTTCCTGGTGACACAATAGCATCTGAATTACGAACCACTTCACAAAGCATTATGGGTGTTACAGTAACTGGATGGACCATATACAAACATATTATGGAATATCAGCATAATCGTTCACGCCGTGGTATAGATAGTTATATGAGAGATTTATTGCATATATTTAATTGGGCATATGAAGAAGAGTTGGTTGATAAACGAATCATGCGAAAAAGCGATCGTTTTAAAAAACACGAGCTTCCACCACTTACATTTAAAGTGTGGTCAAATGAAGAAATTAACTATATTTTTAATCATACTGAATTATCGCAGGAGCAAAAAGACATATTATGGTTATTTGCCATTACCGGTGTTCGTGCTAATGAATTAGTTGGTCATAATACTAAAAAGCCATATAAGGAATTACATTGGCATCACATTGATTTTATTAGTAATAAAATGCAGTTATTACAAAAACGCCGTCAAGTACGAGAAACAGCATCAGTACATCCAAGCGCTATTGCAATATTAAAAACACGTTTTAGGAGCGGAGCTGATAGACCGCTTGATATGAGTTATAAAGAATTAAATGCGTTTATTAAAGAAATTAGTATAATTGTACAAATTAAGTTTACTTGCCATGATTTGCGTAGAATGAAAGCACAAGTATTGCGTAATGAAACTCACGATATTACACAAGCTTCAAAAGGCATTGGTGATAAGACAACAGAAGTAGTTCATAATCATTACGCTGGTACAACAATTCAAGAGCAACAATCAATTAATAATACTGCTTATAATGCTTTTATTAATATTCTTAAGAGGTAAGTTCTCTCATTACCACCTGGCATGAGAAAATATCGGGCAATACTTGTTTGAATGTCAGTGGGCGAACTAACCTTACCCAGTGGTATGGTCCAGTAGTACCATCTTCACTATATATAAAAGGTTCTCGGTCTGTGACTGTATTAGAAAATGTTTCTAAACTGGTTTTATTTGCGCTTGTCATGTGATCAAGACTTAAGGTCAACTGCTTATAATTACTATGCTTGTCAAAATAAATTCGATTAGCGCCGTATGTTTTAATTTCTTCTGAGCCAAGAGTATGTTTAGTAATAATATTTCCAGTAGGTTGTACTGGCAGTTCAAATTTGTTACCAAAAAATACTTCTGATATGCCAGTTAGGTCACCCTCTTTGCTATTTAGAGTCCAGTATCTTTTACCTAAAACAGTTATAGTTCTAATGTTCCATCCAATAGACAAGCTTTCTTGATCATTCCAAATTCCAAAAAACACACCACTGCTTGCATCATCTCGATTTACTCTAACCTCATTATCTGTAGCAACCGTGCTATATATAGCGCAAAAATCAGGGGCTACACTACTTCCAAAATCAAACTGCAAACCCTCATTGACTGCCCAGCCACCAATAACATCTGTTATATTGCCGTCAATAGCGCGCAATTCATTATCTAGTTCATCGCTACCAAGATTATTTGTAAAATTACCAGGGTCAGAACTATTGTCAACAGTACCATCGGCAATGGTAGCAGAGCGCGAGCCTAAATTGTCATAATATATAGTAGCAGTCATTATGTAGATTCCAGTAAATGTAAAGTTGTAGAAAAAATGTTAGCGGCAACTTGATTAAATGCCAACGGCTTTGCAAGTCTTACTGTGTAATAGTTAGTTTCATCATAGTATGTAAATGTATATATATTTTTATAATCTGATTGTAAAACTTCAAGCAAAGCTTTATCTGTATGTGTTAATAATGGTATTTTTATTTTCCACTGACGTAGCTCTGTGTCTTTTTTATTAGAATACTCAGTATTATTATATGAGCTTGCTATAAAACTACTAAATGGTTTAATGACATCAATGTCTACTGTTGCTGCTTTAAGTACTTCGCCAAAATAAATTTCAGTTGGCGCAAAAGAACTACTTGCACGTAAAGTCCAATATCTACTACTTGTAGCAGTAAATTCAAAAAAATTCCATCCAGTAGTAAGGTCAGTTGTAATTAAACTAGTTGATGTGGTACTGCCGGTAGTAGCTGCACTAGTTAATACTTGTATATTTGTTGCCGTGCCTGATGCTACATATACAGCAACAAAGTCAATTGTTTTGCTTTCACCAAAATCAAAAAGTAAAGCATCATTTACTTCCATATTAGATACTGCGGTAGCAATACTGCGATCAGTTACTCTTGATTCATATGATATATAATTACTGCCATCATCAGCAAGTAAAAATTTTGAACTTTCAATATCAAATGTCGCTGCTTTGTCATCAGCAGTCAATGTATGCGTTTTTTTATTATCAAAGTATAACTTATGTGCCATTACGCTTTATGCACTTCCATTGCTTTTATTTTTAAGCTATTTACTGTTCTAGTTGTATCTGTAATACGAAATTGGTAGTCTGTATATGCAGCAGTATTATCTCGTAATCTAAAATCTGCTGGTGGATCGCTAAAAGTTATAATATCACCAATCTCAAGTTTCCATGCATTAGGATCTAATATCTCACATTGAGCAGTCATACGCTGATACTTAAAAACATTTACTAAATTTTGAGCAACTTCTGTTTCATTAACCCAGTCATTCTTTATGGTAATAACACCACTTGTGTCAGTAAATGAATAGGTGCTTTTTGTATCTGTATCTTGCACAACACCACTTGTTCTATATTCACCAGTAGATGGATGTTTATCATAGTTGTAATTTACACGCCACAACATTTTGCTTAATGGTATAGTGCCAAATATTGGATTGCGATACATAGCAGTTGTAAGGCTAAGAGTAATACCCGGATCAGATGATTTATCATTACCATCTTCTATAAGATAATACAACTTACCATCACTTGGTCTGATGTAGCTTATAAATCCTGCTTCTTGTTGTAGTTTATTTAAAGCATCTTGTACGGTCATATTAGGATTGTCAATAGTGCATCTTACCTTACCATCAGCATTGAAATTACCCTCTACCGCTGCTTGCGTAGTATCATCAATAATATCTCCAGGTCCAAAATTTACAAGTATGTTTTCATGGACTTCTGTTGGCCCATGATCTGCAACTTCAGTATAACCACTTTCAAGCAATGTGCCATCCTCGCCAATATAAATAGTCTCAGGGATTTGTTCTGTCATACTTTTTTGAGAATATGTTGTAGTAGATTGATCTAGCTCAATATATGTAGTAATATCTAAATACAAACTATATACTTTTAGTGAGCGAATATTATTATTATCTGATATACGAAGAGCCATAACAATATCTGTTAAATTTACACCAGGTTGATAACCCTGAGTTGAGCCACTATTCCAATCAGATGTTATGTCTTTTTTGACAATATATTTATTGTTTCCTGCAAACGCAGACCATGAATTATTACCTGACCAACCATTACTTGTTCTAACATCGGATGATGCTATACCGGCTAATGTATCACTACCACTGTTATCATATATATGAGCAACACTAAGATTTACAACGCCATCAGGAATATCGTCACCAACATTCTCAGCAATAATTACAGCAACTACTTTAGCAATACTACCATTTAATTGCCCACTCATTGCAGCTAATGTTCCTGCTGGACTTCCACTTGCGCTACCGGTTGTTGACATTGTGATAGGATCATCATCGTCATCATTTATTGCTAATGATGGATTAAAATTTAAATCTAAATTAGGATTTGCAACATCACTACTAGAAATATGTGATACTGGTGAAAGCCTTATTGTGTTTTTAAAAAATGTTTTTTGATTTGCTGTATCTGAAACATTATTGATACGAATAACATTTGTGTTAAATTTTTCTGATGTCGCAGTATTAGCGTTTTCAATTGGAATAAAACGATCAATACTTGGAATATATATATGTCCTCTACCGCCACTATTATTAAGGCCCTCATCATAATAAATAAACGAACTATCATTCGCAATTAAATGAGCAGCTCTTAAATCTCTGCTGAGACATTGATTAGGGTTTGCTTCGGTCGATATGTTGGGTATGAAATCTCCATAACTAATTTGTTTAAAATGGCCTTTTCTTGGCAAATTATACCCAGTTTCATTTTCAATTTGCTCTTTTAATATTTTATTTAAACGCCAAGTGCTTAAATCTTCACAATTAACACTTATTTCTTTGTCAGTAAGTTTTGACACACCCATAATGCGCCCAGTAAAAACTTTTAAGCAATCACTAAGAGAAGATAATGTACCATTAGAAGCAAAATAAATAGTCACTATTTGATTATTTCTTACGCCAAATGTAGGCGCGTAACCACCGTTGGCAATGCGTAATGTTATATTATTTATTCTACTACTAAAACTACGTAAATCAATACTGGATATAATGCTAGGCGCATCCATTAGCCTACCATCATATGCTTGCGATTCTACTGTTACATCTCTTGTACTAAGATATAAAGTTGAACTACCAGCAATTGTAAGTATGGGAAAAATATCATTATTACGCTTGAGAGAGTTAGAAAAATTTGTACTTGGAGAAAGTGCCATAGTTTATGCGCTAGCTTCACGCCTTAATTCTTCTTTAATTGCAGGCAACACTTTATCTCTTACATGCTCTTCATCGCCTATTATATTGCCTGATATATTAACAGTTAACGATCCACTAGCCTCGCCAGTTTGATTCATCTGTGCTAAATTTTGCAAACCAATGCTATTTACCGCGCTTCTTTGCATGATAAATTCACCTGATTGTGCAAGGATTGGCACGTTGTCTTGCCCTTGGACCATACCGCCAGTAGCAAAACGCTGAATACCGTTGTTTTGTATCAGGCCACCAGTATGCCCAACAAAAGCACCTAGAATACTACCCATTAAAGCTGAACCACCGGTTGCAACACCACCAGGACTAAATACACCCATTGTAATAAGTTTGGCTAACGTACCTAGTAATGCTTTCATTTGATCTTCTGCGGTTGCTCCCTCACGCATCATAGTACGAAGTCCTGATGCAATGGTTGTAGTAGCAGCAGCGGTTTTAAGCAACTGATCTTCTTCTTCTTTTTTAGCTTTTGCATTATCTTTTGCTTCTTGTTTTGCGGCTTTTGTTGCACCAGTTAAATCGTCATATTTTTCTTTTAGTGTAGTAAGCACTGCCATTACTTCTTCATTAGTACCTAATTCTTCTTGATGTGTAGCAATAAGTAACTCAAGATTTTCAATTTGCTTTAATTGCGCCATGTCTGTACTACTTAAGATATCATTAAAAGCAGACTGTGTTTCTGTAAACTCATCTGTTGTGCCAGTGAGATCATTATATTTTTCCTTAAGCATTTCAAGTACTGCTGTTACTTCTTCTGTTGAGCCAAGTTGCTCTCTGTTTTTCTCAATTAATAATTGCATACTTTCAATATGTGCAATTTGAGACAAGTCGGTTTGCTTAAGTAGGTCGTTAAATTTTTCCTGAGTTGTTTTAGTCTTTTCTTTTGACTCTGTAAGCTTTTTATATCGCTCATCAAGCAATGCTAATACAGCAGCAACTTCCTCGCTTGAGCCTAAATGCTCTTTATTTTTTTCAACTATTTCTTTTATCTGTTGTATCTGTTCTATTTGCGCCAAACTTGTATTTTTTAGCACTTCATTAAATGCTTTCTGTGCATCTGCTA